TTGTTAGTTAGACGTACAACAGAAGAATTAAGAGAACTGATCTCAGTATCTAAACAGTTATACCCACAGGCTATTCCAAATATTAAGTTTATGGAAAGAGACAAGACTTGGGTAGCACCATCAGGAGCAACACTATGGCTCTCCTACCTAGATAGAGATGATGATGTAACAAGATACCAAGGTCAGGCATTTAGTTGGATAGGGTTTGACGAACTTACACAGTGGCCTACACCTTATCCTTTTGATTACATGAGATCCAGACTACGTACTACTAGAGATAGTGGACTAGAAGTTTACCAGAGAGCAACTACAAACCCCGGTGGTCCGGGACATAGTTGGGTTAAGAGAATGTTTGTAGATCCTGCTCCACATGGCAAAGCGTTCTGGGCAACAAATTTAGAAACAGGACAGCAGTTAACATGGCCTAAAGGTCATAGCCTTGAAGGGCAACCACTGTTCAAACGGAGATTTATACCTGCTACGTTATTTGATAATCCATACTTAGCAGATGATGGCATGTACGAGGCAAACTTGCTCTCGTTACCAGAGAACCAAAGAAAGCAACTACTGGAAGGAAATTGGGATGTTAGTGAAGGATCAGCTTTTCCTGAGTGGAGCAGAGCCACTCATGTTGTTGAGCCTTACGATATAC